GTTGATAAACTTCGTGATATGTATTTGAGTGGTGCGATTGAGCCAGAGGACTTAATCCAGTATTTATCCAAACACTCTGATGTATTGAGAAACAATAAAGTAACTGGTTTGAATATTGAGTATGAACTTGCTATGATGCCAAAAGCAAAAGCAGATGAAAATACGACTATGTCTGCATACTTTCTTTTGAAAAAAGGTGTTATTAACGGTGCACAATTTAGAAAAATAACAGGGATTAAGGCAAACTGGGCACAAGAAATTGGGTTGAGTGATTAACTATGAGCAATAAAATAACTACACTCAAGCGTTTGCTTGAAGAAATGAGCGCTAAAGGCATCCGTGAAGTAGCACAGGCACAGGTTGCAAACAACCAACAGCCAAACATGGATGAACTTTATGCTGCTCAAAAAACTCAAAACTTAACAGAAGCAGAAGCATCCGTTCAAAGTCAGATAGATAATACAAGAGCGAAACTTGAAGCAGTTGGTGCAAACCCTGACCAACAAACCGATACGCGAAATCCGTTAGAAAAAATGTTGAACTTACGTCAAGACCAGAATTTAATCTTTGATATTTTTGAACTAATAAACAGACCACAACAAGCAATATTTAACACCATAAAACACTCTCAAGGGTACGGGGCGAACAGCGACCAAACCGATACGGTGGGTGCCTTTTTCCGAGGGTTAACAGGTCAGGATGAAATTGTTTCTGGTGGTGAACTCTTAAGAAATGCAGGCATGGAAGACAACTTTTTAACACATGCGCTTGGTTTTGGTTTGGATGTATTTGCAGACCCTGCGGATTTAGCACTTCTTCCTGTATCTGCTCTTGCTAATGTTGGTCAAGCAGGTGCTAAAGCCTTTGCTAAAGTTGACGACATGGTGGACTTATCAAAAGCCGCAGTTCAGGGTGTAGTTAAAAATATTGGTGATGGTAAAAAAGCACTTGAAACCGTAGATGCTTTGTCTGATACTGCAAAAGCAGCAGGTGAAGGTACGGAGGTTTTGGGGAAATTAAGCAGAGCCAAACAAAATATTCACACGAAGTTGGCAGAACCTGCGGCTAAAGTTGCAGATGCTGTGGCGGAAGGTGCAGACAAAGTTGAAAAAACTTTGCGTTCCTTACCTCCAGGTCTGAAAGAAGACATTTACAAACGTATCGGTAGCAGTTATAAGTTTGTTAGAGAAGGACAAGAATACACTTCTTTGACAGAATTAACCATGCGCGCTATGTTTGGTACAGTAAAAGCAGGTTTCGGCGTATCAGATAAAGTATTAGAAGCAACCGCTTCTTTGATGGGTCAAGGCAACGCTTATAAAGCAGTAAGAGAAGTCATGGTGAATACCTTCAATCCTAAGAAACATTTAGGTAATATGGTAGAAGCCTACCGTAAGAACTTTGGAAAACATGAATTGTTTAAGAAATACGCAGAAAAGAAATACCAAATTATGGATGAAGGGTTAAAAAAATTTGCAGTCGAACACGGTCTTGAAGTAGAGGACGTTGAAAAAGCAGTATCGCTTCAATATGTTATGCGTGGAAATAAAAGCAAAAAGACTGTGGGTGCCATTCTTCATGACAAAAAAACTATATTTCCTTTTACAAATGAAGTATATGCAAAACTTAAAAAATATGTAAATCTTCCTGCTGATAAAGGTTGGGAAGAAGTTTTGCCAATTGTCGAAATCAATGGTCGTAAATGGATTAGTATGGAAAACCTTGATGATTCCTTTATTAATAAATCCGAAAAATTAAATGCAAAAATAGACGTTCCCACTTTGTTAACACAAGAACAAATTGAAACTATGGCTGCTTTGGAATCAAATCAGGAATACCGAGATTTATTCAAATGGTTTTCAAAACAATGGGATGAACTAATGACAGAAGGGAACCGATACTTAGGACTGCCTTTGGGTTCCCCGAATGGGTATTTGAGAAACTCCTTATCGGCCGAATTCAAACAGGGACTAATTCATGAAAAAATGAAAACCTATGCTGGACATTTTGATGCTCTGGCTGAAGAACAAACTTATATCGGTAAGAAGGAAACTTTTGCTACCAGAAAGTACCCAACAAGTGCTATGGAAGCGAATGAATGGTTTAATGCAAACAACAAAAATCAAGTACGCGTTACTTCTGAAAAAATTTCTCGTGACCTCATGAAGGGTACTGCGGACTCTGCTACAAGTAAAGCCGCTTATATAGCAGTTCCAGGGGTTAATAAAGTGACTGGAGTCAAGGGTACTTCCGAGGTTATTGTCGGGTTTTCTAATCGCGCTATTCAAGACCAAGGGGACATTATAATGAATCATGTGTCTGATGCGTTTGGCGTGGATGAAATAGGAAAAATAAAACCGAAACGTACAATTAAAATTACTACTTATACAACTCCAGACGGAGTCGTTAAGTCAAACTTAAAACTTAAAAATGTTGTTGCACCAGAAGATTATAACTTTATGGTGGACATTAAAAACAGTGGTAATCAGGATTTAATTAATATGTTACGTGGTCATATTGGGGAAGAAAACTTCAACGATATTGGTGCGAAACATATTAAAATGGAAAAGCCTGAATTGAAGTTAGCCAAAAGCAAAGGTGCAGATAATGTTTCACCTCAGCAATGGTCGGCTAAACAAACAGCAACCTTGGAAGGTCATATTAAAAATGTTAAGGATTCCAGAAACGCAACTCGCGAATTGTTAAAAAAACAAGGTGTAACCTTGCAAGGTAAAGACTTAGATACTTTTCTTCGCGAAGCCGCTGAAGGTAAATATGACGGTAGCACCCAGTATAGCACACAAGCCGTGGCGCAAGCCAAGGAAACAAAAAGATTGGAAAAAGTTCGTGACGATTTCAGAAGCGGTACTAATAAACTCAACGCCGAAGGTGGTAACGTTAACGTACATAAAACAGGCGCTGATAATGTTAATGTAACGGATAAAACCTTTGCCAAAGCAGATGACGCAACAGCGACTACTAAACCGGCACAAGAAGCAGCCACCGACTTGGATGCTGATATTGTAAAGCACAAAATGAACAAAAGTAACGCTGAACTGTATAAAAAAACAGACAGCGAAGAAGTACGTCGTTTGATTCGTGAAGAATCTGACATGCGTGCTAACATGGTTACCGTGAAGGGTGAAATCAAAACTTTAGATAAATCTCTTGCGAGCAAAGAAGCCCTCAATAAAGCAGTTGCAGACTTAGATGCTAACCCAAATAAGTATTCTGGTGAATTGAAGAGCAAACTTGAGGAGTATAAGAAACTTCGTGATGGTGCTACGGACAAAGCCAAGCAGGTTAAAGACGTAGAAAATCCTGTAACGAAAGCCGTCAAGAAAGCCGAAAGTGAAGTGGACGCTGCCAAGGCAAAACAAAAAAGCGTACAAAAGAAACTTAAAGAGTTGGATTCTAAGTACGCAAAAAAGACTGGGGATGATGGCTTAAATAAGGAAATTCGTGATTACGAAAAAAATAAGAAAACATTGCGTGAATCTGACCCTGAAAGAGCACAACTCTTTGATGAATATATCAAAGCACGTGAAGAAGCCGCTCAGGCACGAGTCAGAGCCAACAAAGCAATCGCTGAAGAAATCGACGCGGAAAAAGCACGTAAGGAAACCAACGAACACTTGGACAACATGGAAAAAGGTCGTTCGCAAGGTTTGAAGAATATGCCAAAACGGATTCGTGATTTATATGATGAAGTAGATGCTGTTAAAAAAGATTTAATCGGTAAGTATGATTATAAAGACGAAGCAGGTTTGAAAGCAAGACTCAAAGAGATTGACACACTACCTGAAGGCGCGGAAAAGACCGACTTACAAGATTTTGTAAATAAAAGAACCCATGCACAAAACGAAAAGAAATACTTTGAAATGAGTGGTCAAACTGCTGAAGATAGTTATGACGCTATGGCTAAACGCAACATCATCACAGAAGAACCGGCTGAGGCTACGCAAGGTTATTTAGTAAGTAGCAAAGCAGGTAAAGAATATGTCACCAGCAAAGCCTACAAAGAAGCAAGTGAAACTCTCACGGCTTCTTGGAACGAGTTGTCTGATGAAATAACCAAAAACTATTGGGGGGATGGTGCTAAAAAAGGTAAAGATAAGTACGAAACGATTAACAAAGTGTTAAAAGGGGAACTACCTTTGAAGAAAGCAGATGCGGCTTTAGAAGCCAAAATTGCTGAGCATCAGGAATTATCACGGATTAAACAAAAAGCCTTAGCGGATGCTAATGCTACTTATAAAGAAAAACCTGCTTTCATGAAGGGTTCGGGTTTGCAAAAAGAAGTAACGAATGTCGCAAATACACCTGTCATTAAAGAGGTGAGTGATAAACCGCAAGTAATCAAAACAATACCCGTGGATAAGAATGTTCCTTATGCAGTGAAGAAGGTTGGCAAAAAAGCCAAACCTGGTGAGTTCTATGTAACCTCTGGTGCAATCGAAGAAACCCGCGCAGTGCAAAAATACTTCTGGGATGATTTGAAAAACGAGTTTAAGGTTGAAGGGGTAAAAGATGACCCTGCTGGACTGGCACGTTTGATTGAACATCCTGAAGAGTTTGGTGTTGAGGCAGGTTCTTTAACAGAGTACCGTATTAAAGCCTACAACGAACTTAAGGAACAACTGGCTGAACTGCATAAGAAGGCAGACGCAGACTTTAAGAAGTCGAAAGTGTTCTATGAACCTGATGAAGTTGTTGCTGAAGCACCTAAGAAAGGTAAAGGCAAGAAAGCCAAAGCCGTTTCTGAAACCACAGACGACACCGCTAAGGTCAACCAAGAAGCCTACGAAAATTACCTCGTTGCGCAAGAAGAAGTCAAACTTACAGGTGCAGAAAATATGTCTGTTGAAGAATGGGAAAGCCTCACGGGTGCAGAACAACGTTATGCAGAAAAGAGTGAACGTGCAAAGGAACTTTATCAAGAGTTCAAAAAAGCAGTGGAAGACACCATCAAAGAATACAAAGAAAACCCTGCTAAGTTCATTGAAGATACGGCTGAACAACGTGCGAAGAAGGCACCTTTGCTTGCAGAACAAAAGAAGTTTATTCAAATTGAAAATGCAATCAAACGGAATGATTTACGCGAAACCGTACGTAGTGCTAACAAAGTTTTAGGTCAGGCGGATGACGCAATAATTACCAGAAAAGATTTCTTTGATGAAGGTATTAGGGCAGGAAGAAAACTAACTTCAGATGAACTTAAAATAAATCGTGCAATCGAAAATGGTATGAAAGCCCAGGAGGAATTGAAACATACTGATTCCCTTGGGTTTGATGAAGCACACGACTTGGCTCTTATTGGAGAAGAAAACGTACTAAGCGTCCGTAAGAAAATGTCTGATTTGAAGAAGAAAATTGATAAAGTAGACGCAGACATCTTAACTGCAAAAAATAAAGAAGCCGCGTTTCAGGAAGCCGCAAGTGCCAGTGATAAACAATTAAAACGCACTATACAACAACTGATTAAGGACAAGATTGGTGTAATCAAAAAACCAACAAATGCTATTGAGGAAGCGAAAGCCGTCGCGAAGAATCTACATGCAGGTGGTGTTTCTAAACGCCCAACCCGTGAAATGATTGATGCTTTATCACAAGAGGAAAAAGATGTAGTACTTGACTCCATCCGTAAACTTTCCAAGGAACAAGAAGAAAATGCTAAAACAATTTCTGATTTGAAAGAACAAATCCTTAAAGAAAGCCCGTTGCCTGATAGAGTTTCATGGTCAAAACACCGCAACAACATTATTGTGGACACAAATGCTTCGCCTGAATTGGTAGAAAAAGCCAAACAGAGTATTCAAGCGGAAGTACGGCGTGCTGAAATCAAGGAAGGTTTAGAAGGATTAACCCCAGCCAAACCGCTTAAAGCAAGACGGGATGCTGTTACGATTACGGAAATGTCACCAAAAGAAATGGAACGTTATGTCAGCCAAACCATATCTTCTAACAAACAAGCAACTAACATGATTGATGATACAATCGAAGACGTGGTAGATAAATTAGCAGAAGACGCTGCTGATACACTTGAGTTCCATGAACTTAAAGGGAACATCAAACGGTTCTTGAACACCGTTGACCCACAATACGTAGAAGATATTGAGTTGAGAACGCTCATGAACCAGTACCATGAATTAAAACGGTACAGACGTTCGTTAAGTATTCGCGAAGTAGCCGACAAAATGCTACAAGAACGTCGCCAATACTTGAATATGACCCCTAAGCAACAAGCCGCTTTTGAAAAGAAAACAGACGCAACAAAGTTCAAACCACGTGTTATTGAGAAACCTTTGGAAAGTCCTGAAGGTAGAAAAGAAATGTTGCGTATCATCACCGATACATACAAAGGGACGACATTAGAAAAAGCCTTTGTTCACGGGGAAGAAAGTGTTGACTTGATAATGTTGACTGGTAGTCCTCAGATTATTAACAAGTATCAAGCAGGGGTACCTATCACTATGGAAGAAGCCATGGTACTTGCTGGGATTGATGACCCTGAATTATCACAAGACTTGTATGCCATTTTCCAGGCAAGAGCCAGCGGTATGCAAGCGAAGTACTTAAATAAAACACAACTTTATGATACCGAAATCTACTACACGGAAAGTGAAAAATTAAATGTACTTGAAAAAATGAAGACCGCACAAGGTAAGTTCCAACTCACTGAAGCGCAACGTCACATGAAAGATACATTTGACCAAATGTACACCTCCATAGGTAAAAACCCGACGTTGTATGATTTCCACCGCATGAAGTATAACTACTTAAAGACGGTTGACCCTTCGTTGAAGTTTGACGAGTATCTTGCCTTAATGAATCGTATTCAACAGCGTACGTCGAAGTTACCAAACGACCCTGAAGCACTCCAGAAGTACTTGAGCAGGGTTCAAAAAGAAAAAGACAGCGTTGTGGAATTAGTGAATAAAGCCGAAGAGTCGTTCGTACCTTTACAGGATGAAATCCGCGTTGGTAAAACGAACTTGGCAGAAAAACTTGAAGTTGATAAGAACGTCAAAGTTACGAAAACCACTACGGAAAAGGCTAAACTTGATAAACTCGGAACTGAAAAGTTAAAACTTGAAGAAGAAATTAAACGCGTTGATGGGCTTGAAGTTACAGCCGCCAATCTAAAAAAACGTAGTAAGTTGTCGGATGAATACGCAAGACGCTACAAAGCCGCAACTGAAGAATACAAGTCCGCACTTGCTGAAGTAAACAAACGTACAGCGGATTTCAATAAACGTTTAATGGAACAAAGGGAAGTTTACAAGAGCGCCTTAATTGAATCAAATGAAGCAACAAAACTATTTGATGCAGAAACTGACCGACTCATAGGTCTTGAAAAAGAATTGCGGTTAAAACGTGACAGTTTAGCCTTATACAAGCGCCAGATTGACAGAGCCGACGAAGTGTTGACTATGAAATCAGGAGTTGAACGTTCGCCTCAATACGTCATAAATAGCGCAATGAGCGAATTAGAAGGGTTCTTGGATTTGAAATTAGCGAAGTCCAAAGGAGTTGACCAAGACGGAAAACGCTTGATGGAATACGTGTACCAGATTGACAGTCGTCGTCTGGAAGCAGCCGAACTTATTGGGAAGTTTACAAAAACTGCGAACTTACTTGAAACTGCGGACGAAGCCATGTTCCGTATTAAGAACGCCGCACCACTTGATGTGTTGGAAAGCAGAAACCGCGCATTGATTGACTCCATACAAACAGGTGGTTCTATCAAAACCTACACTCCTGAAAATGAATTCAATACACTTATCTCGAAGTTGTCGAAAGAGTACGACCTGACAAAATCTGCTAACGTAATGGCAGATGGTGAGTTCAGTAACTTATACATTCAAAAAATGCTTGACGGTAAGGATGCTTCCTTGCAGAATAAGTTAAAAGCAATCTACAAGAAGAACCCTGAAGCAATGAAAGAAATCGCACCTATCTTGACTGAAATCAACGAAGCACGTATCGCAAAAGGATTACCTCCGCTTCGATTACCAGAGTCAGAGATGCAATTATATGGTATCAGCGTTGACAATCCTGCCTACAAAACACGTATTGAAGGAAAACAAACTCCATTCGACGCTATGAAACCGAAGACCTCCGCAGCAACAACGACATCAACAACACCAACGGCTACTCCAGGTAAAACCGTGGATGCTTTAAGCCCAGGTGCTGAAACAGTTGCTACGACCTCGCAACGTGTAATATCCCCAGAAACGGTTGACCAATTCATGAAGCGAATCAATGTACGTGATTTGAAATCCACAGATGATTTAATCTCTAATATGCCAATCAACCTGATTGAAACTGAAGAAGAAATCATTCGGTTCAAAAATGCTTTGGTTGATAAAGGTATATCACAAGATAAGATTGATAAGATGGACATGGGTACAGTTAACCAACTCCTTGAACAAATGCAAAAACAAACTTATCAAAAAATCGGGGAACAGGTAACCGAAGGTAAGCGTATTGCTGATTTATTAGACCAAGTAGAAGCCTTTGATGAACGTGTTACGTACAGTATTGCGGATTGGGTGGATTCTTTTGGTAAAGAAGCAACCAAAGCGAACATTTATAAGGAAATTATGACAGGTCTTACCTTACAAGATGTTGACATGGATGACGTTAATTCCTTGTTGCACTGGGCGGATTTTGAAGAAGTTACTAATCCGTTGGTAGGTAAAACTTTTGAAAAGACTTCGTGGATTCCAGCGCAAGTTCCACAAGGGTTTGTTGTTGTTGACGACCCTGAACAACTTATCAAGAAAATGGGGGAAATGAATGTCTATGCAAAGAGCGACGCTATCAATCGAGTACGTGGACTCATGACTCAAAAATTGGTGCACTCTGAGAAGTTAGGCAAGGCAGGACAATTTGTTATTGAACGTAACTTGGCAGAATGGTTAACAATAGATTACGCAAAACGTTCTAACGAAATCTTGAAGTTTGTTGATGGGTTCAACAACATGTTCAAACAAGCAAAACTATTGTCCCCTGCATTTAATATCAGAAACTTCTTAGGCGTAATAACCAACATGGAATTATCTGGTGTACGTCTGAGGGAAATGCCTGAACTGTTTCGTAAGGCAGATGAAATCTTCCAAGCAGGTGAAACACTTATGATGAAGAAAGCGCAAGGCATACCACTGGTTGCTGACGAAATGAAGAAGTTGTTCATGTATGAGGAGTTCTTAAGTAGTGGGTTCACCCCAGCAGTTCCTTGGGAAAAATACAAACTTAAAGGTATGGCGGAGGGTACAGGTTCCCAAATGCAAGACGTATCAGGTGTACTAAAACCCAAAGGTATAAACGAATTGACACCAACACTGAAGCAAGCCCCTCCAGAAATGGGGACAGGAGTACTTGCAAAAGGTAAAGAACTTTCCTTAGGAAATGCTTGGGGAAATGAAAGTTTGGATGCTTATGGACGTATGGCGGTTATGATTAAGGCAACGGAAGACCCTACGTACTTGAAGAAACTGGGATTTGATACTCCTGCGGAAGCCGTACGGTTCTCCATGTTTGACCCGAAGAACTTGTCACCAAACGAAATGCAGTATGTAAAAAAACTCATTCCGTTCTACACCTTTACGAAGATGAACCTTGTGTATCACTTTGAGAACATGCCTATCAATGCAGTCCGTTATCACAGATTGCAGAAAGCATTAGACTCGTCTTGGGAACTCATGGGTATCGACAGGGAAAAGGTGGCAGACTACAAACGTGACCAAATGTATATCCCGCTTCCAGGTATTGACGCGAATGGTAAGTACTATGTTATCAAAGCAAATCTACCACCATCGGACTTAGGGGAATTCCTGGGTAACCCATTGCGTCGTTCCTTATCAGCATTGACACCACTTGTGAAAGCACCAGCAGAAATCGCATTAAATAAACAGTTCTTCACAAACAATCCCATTGAGAACTTCTCTGGGGAACGTTCAGCCTCATTACCGTTCATGACGAAAAAGAGCGAACACTTGTTATCACAGACAGGGTTCGACGTACCGTCAAGAGTTGGTTATGGAGCAGTCAAGGCGTTGTCTGGGGATGTGGTAGAAGGTGTTGGACAGTTCACAAACATGTTAGCGCAAGGCAATGAAGTATCGGAAGGTCTTGGTAAGAAATATCAGGAACTTGAGAAACTCCAGGATGCCGTGAAGCGCTTGAAACAGCAAGGCGTAATCCTTCCTGAACTGACTGTTCAATCTAAGGTCAACGCAGACCCAAAACTACAACAGACCAACGTGGCGCTGGAAGCGTTACTCAAGTATAAACGATTAAAATAAAAGCCGAAGGATTACTTCGGCTTTTTCTTTGGTGTGATTCTTAATACGTTGTACTCACTATCGGGTTTCTTATACTTGGTTTCATCCAGCATAGGGTAATCGACTTTGATAAGGTCAATGTCAATCCCCCCATCTCTACGCTGCGTGGACAACGTGGCAGTGAACCGTTCATGGTCAAACTTGAAGTCACTCATCTGCTTGAAGTATTTTTCAATCTCCTCAATACGTGACGTAGTGGACTTCACAGAACGTTTAAGTTCTTCAAGTTCCTCAAGTAGCGCCACATCTGAGTCTTCAAGTTCCACTGGTTCAAGTGGTTTTTCTTTTGTGTAAGCAGCGACCAAATGATATGGGAAATCTTCGGGAGATATGATACCTGCAAAGCAGGCATACAGGAAGTCAACCATTTCCTCAATCAGTTTGATAACTTCAGGGTCTTTACGAATGACGGTGTAAATAGGTTTGCCATGCCACAACCCCATTAACAAGCAGGCATCAACTTGCATTGCTTCCATGTACGCTTGGCACTGAAGGTAGTAACCCTTGTCTGCCGTGAACTTCTTTTGTGCGTTAGACACCTTACATTCAACGACCATAGGTTCTCCGTCAACGACAGTAAAACCGTCAATTTTACATTTGAGTCTGCCATCAAACGCATAAACCATACCAGCATTACGTTCGGTAATAGAGATTTCCATGAAGGACTCGAAGTAATCCAACACACTATTTTCCAGCGTCGTACCTAACATCATACGGTCTTCCGCTTCTTCGGTGAAGGTGTTTTCTTCGATACCTAAGTCGAACAAGAGTTGCATTTCTGGGGTGTTAAATCCTACACCGAAGTAAGAACCCAGACTGCTTGCGGTTACATCAAATCTTTCTTTTGTTGCCATGTTATTTTCCTCCCTTGGTAAATCCATAGGCTTTAACAATGTTTTCCACAACTTCAGGCTTTTGATTAAGCGTCGGTGCTATAAGCGCTGCAAGGTTGTGGTAGTTGTCCATGATAACTAACGTTCCGTTATCACGTACTTGAAGTAGGTAATCTTTTGATTTGTAATCCATGAACTTCGTGAGTTGTGATTGTGTCATTCGGTGTCCTCCTTCAACTCTAATTGGTTGAGCGTTTCTTCATTAAAGAAAATCTTGCTTTCGGTCATTTTATAGATGTCGTCTTCGATTGTCTTGTCCATGACCAAGTAGTAATACATAGGGACTTTGGTTTGACCATCACGGTCAATACGCCCCAGCGCCTGTCGGTGTAACAGAGAACTTTCAGGCATGGCGAAGTAAATACAAATGTGACTACGGTGTTGTAAACCATCTACCGACTCACCACACGCAGCGAACTGACCAAGTACTACCTGATACCCCTCGCTTTGAATTGCCTTGAACTTGTCCTTGGTTTGACCGTTGATAGTGATGTACTTCTTACCGAGGTTTTTACATAGCGTTTCAAGAGTTTCTAACTCCACGTTGTAGTTGTAGAATATCACTACGGTTTCATCTGTGTTTATCAAGAACTCCTGCAACCACTCGAACTTAACTGTGTTATCACCTATCATCATCTGTATTCCAGCGGAATTACGACCAAGCACTACGCCTGTGCAGAGGGTCTTTTTAGCGATTCTGCGCGACGTTAAATCTGTGAGGTTAAGTTCATCATACGCACGCTCTTTGACCAGCCTGCGATAACTGCGAGGCGCTGGTAGCGTTACCTTGGTGTGTTGTGGTTCAAAATCTCCGAACTGACAGGTAAACCTGCGACAGCATAACTGAAGCAGTCCATCTAAGACTTCGGTGTTCTTGTACTTACGTATGATTGGCACTGGAAAGGGGTGACCGATAGGATGTATCTTGTCTATGACGCAGAACTTATTCTGAAACTCTGCGAGTCCCAAATCCATGTAGCCGAGGAACTTTAACTGCGTAAAGTAGTCAATGTAACCCCCTTTATCTTTCTGCGTTGGTGTTGCCGTAAGGATGATTTTGTAGTCCGTCTTCTTACTTAATTCTAACATAGCGTGAGTCACTTTAACAGGATTTCTTTTGGTTCCATACTCTTTTATCTTGTGACTCTCGTCTAAAATGATAGTCCAATTCTTGTTCACAATGTGCAAGAGATTGTCAAGTTTTGAAACGATTTCTAAACTGACAACAATCACGTAGTCAGTTTTACCGTGGTTGATTTTAGGCAACGATAGGTTAATGTCCCTTGCAGTTGCGTTATTTTTGAACTCAATAACCTCCATGTTAGGTAACACATCAGGGATGACTGCTTGCCACTGCTGTACGACTTTTGCTGGACAAACAACCAGCAGGTTCGTTGTCGGGTTTTCTTTTACACGGAACAGGGAAGTGTAAGTCTTCCCCGTTCCCGTACCCATAAACAAACCGATAGAAGGTATGTGGTTTAATTCATCCAAGATTTGACGTTGATACCAACGTAACTCAATCATACCCTAACACCTTCTTTAACTCTACAAGAGAAGAGATAACGTAGAACTCACCACCAGATTTCTGTATGTCTTTACCAACCATTAACTGCTGCGCGGTAGCGAATCCAACACCATCTTCTCGCTTTAATTCAATCCCAATGAACCGACCTGCATGACACAAAATAACATCAGGTAATCCAGACTTGGTTCCCATCTGTGTTCTTATGTGAAAAATACCTTGTTCTTTCACAAACTTCAGTACATCTTTTTGCAGGTCTTTTTCTAAACGATTCATATATACTCCTCCTTGTCTGCCCAATTTGTGTAACTGATGTCAACCCCAACATCCATAGGAATATACTTGATTACATGGTCAACATCTTCCATGATGTATTGTAGCACAGGGATTAGGTACATCTCACGTATTGGCATGTTTATCATGATTTCATCATGAATAGGTAGTGCTAAACGTGTGTCCGTAGGGAGCAACGCGTCATCCAACTCAATGAGTTTCGACTTAAACAAATCCGCAGCGGTTCCTTGCACCAGGTAGTTGCCTGCTTTGTAGAACCAACGTGAGTCGTTCATGTAGTAGCGTCTTCCCATCAAGTTTGTCACAAAGTTGTTGTACAGCATTTCTTTCTGCACCCAACGCTGGTATTCTTTGATATTTGGGAACGCTTCATAATATGCCTTGTCCAACTTCTCTGCAATTTCATCCGACACACCTAATTGGTCTTTTATTGCAGCGACTCCGCCTTGATAGTTCTTCAAGAAGTTACACACTTTACCCAATCGTCGAAGACTTTTGAACTCTGGGTGTGTTGGGTCGTTGTTTAGATGCGGGAACGCTTTGAATGTCGTTACTGCGTGTAAGTCTGTCGGTGTCCATGGGGTACCGTCAGGTGCGTAGTACTTCATCTCTTTAGGTTTCCCTTTGTCTTTGTCCAACCGATACGCGTGACCGTCTTCAGCAACATAACCCAACGGTATGTAGGCACTGCACAAGTTCACATCAGGTTTCTTTAATAAGATTGTGTACTCCGCTTGAACACGTAACTCCATTTGGTTGTAGTCCATGAACAACAGAACACAATCATCATCTGCTATAAAAATCTTACGAGGATGAAACAATTCTTCCCCTGTATATTTGTTGACCAACGGGTCTTTAGGTTGTTGTTGCATAGAGGATGACATCCGACCACTCACAGCGCCTTGATTGTTCACCGTTGGGTAAATGCGCCCTATTACAATTTCCTTTAGTTTCCCGTCTATGTAGGTGCTTAACACCTTATTCTCTACATTACGCAACTCTAAGATAAGTTCAACGATTTCTTTGACTTGAGCATTGTTGATGCTTTCTGCAACTCTCGTTAAAGAGAGTTCATCCGCAGTTTCCATGTGTATGTCCCAGACTTCCTTGAAATATTCTATGATACGCTTACCTTGAGTGTGGGTAAAATCGTATTCTGCAATCAACTCTTTGAACCTGTCCTGCAATTGGTCGCGGTATTCCACAACCTTTCGCCTTGCTTTAAGCATATAGTCCTTATCGACTTTGATGCCTGTGCGTTCCATCCACATGGTTGCATGAACTAACTTACACTCTCTTTGGAACGTAACGCGACCTGGGTCAACGTAGTTCAATGTAGGTAGTGCTTGTTTCAGGTACTCCAGCATCAACACCACATCATCCATAGCATACGCACGAACCAGATTTGGGTTCTCCTCATAAACTGTATAATAATTTGCATCTGCATAAGTGCAGTAGAAGAACGTGTGAACATCTGTGTTGAATGGTTTTGCATAAGGTATATGTGAATTCATGTACATATCAAACTCTTCTTCAAAACTTAAATCTGGGAATAATTCTTTGAAACATTCCTTCGTATAGGCTTTAGAACTGCGGTTAAGTTCTTGAATACGCGACTTGATAGCCGAACCAGATTCCTTTGCAGTAGTCAACACGTATTCTTTCGCCAACTTCTCTAACGATAGACGTGCCGTTTCATCTGCGTACTGCGTGAGTCTTGCAACTGCCATGCTGTCTGCCCACTTAATACGTCGAAGTTCCTCTGCTGTAATCCATAGTGTGTTGTACAGCATGTGATAATCAAACTTCGCGTTGTGCGCAAACACCATGTCCGAACGAAACATAAGTTCTTTAACAAAATTAACTTGCCACGTTTCCGTCGCCTCAAGACAGAATATACGTTTGTCATAACCAACAACCATAAGGAACGGTCTGTCAGAAATGATATGTAATCCTGTGGTTTCTGTGTCGAAACCCATAAGGGAGATATGCGCTGGAATTGTTTTTAGCAACTCCAGCGCCTGTGCTTCACTCTCTACAATGGTTGTTTCATAACCGAACTTTTGGAAGGCGAACATTATATCACCTTTGAAAGTGCGTGGTGTGACTCAAGGAATCGCTCTAATTCAGTAGCGTACTGTTTCAGACCACAAGCAACTACCTCTCCGTCCAATGTCGCTAACCACGCGGTGTCCAAGAAGTTCTTAGGGATGTACTCTTTTTGTGAGTACAGCGTCTTAGTGGACAGGTTCATGTACTTACCGGCAGTGGTGTACCGTGCCTCTCTCCAAACTTCGCCCATGAATACATGCTCTTGAATGTTCTTAACTCGTTGACCTTTGGTTATCTTGCGAATCGCAGGTGCCTGGTTAGCAACAACACGTAACTTCGTGATGTCGCAGTGGAACGCAGACGCTAATCCAACGAGGATTCCATCTGCGCGTTCTCCGAACTCTCTGTACCACCTGTCATAGATTGCGACAAAGCGCAGTTCCAAAATACGTGGGTGGTTGCGGTAATCCGTGATGTCGATACCGTTGACGATAATTCTATCTAACATTTTGTCCTCCTTTATTGACGGCACCTATCAGTGTTCCGCCTGTGTTGATTGAAAACTTATTGATAAGTGGGTACACCTTCCGATACTTTTCGGTAGGGTACACCGTTTCCATGCTAATCCTGATAAACTTAAGTGTAACCAACTGATTGAATATTGGGTTGAACTTATCTCCCTCCAACCCAGATACCGTACGTAAGTTACTACGTGTCGTCTTGCTTTGTTTCGCAAGAAAGTCGAACAGGATTGCATTTGCTGGGTAGAGTTTCTCAAGTAGCACCACGTCATCTTGTGTGAATTCATTGTGACTGTCGTACTCTTCTTTGTATCGGTCTAACCCAAACGACTCCGAACTGTAAATCTTGATGATGAACTCCACCATGTAGTCCACGATTTCTTTTGTGACGAGGATGTTCTCCATGGTTTCATCCGTGTTGAGTATTAAACTTGCCAACGCTACACTAAACTTCGCCAACTTCTTGGCAGTAGTCGCACCGAATACAGGGAAGTTACATTCAAACTTGCTGTTCAAGTACTCGCCTTGTTCCCAGATGTAAGACTCAATTCCTTCGTCGAACTTGACGTTCTCTGGTTTACGTGACGTTACCCATTCTGCTTTATGAACGTAGCACTTCTTGTCTATCGGTGTGCCTTTCAATGCGTGAGTAAACGGGTTTGAACGGGTGTCTTTCTTTGGTGTCATCAGGAACGCGTCATATCTGGACACGTCTTCTTGGGACTTAATAAGTTCCATTGCTGGAATAACACCGTTAGGGAATGAGGACAGGAACCGAGGTGCACCTGTTTCGTCATTGATAGGGTTTGAAATGGTTATCATCCGTAGGTGACAGTCCACCTCAAGTTCCCCAGAAGCGCGTGCAAGTCGTAAGACTTTGCTGGTTCTTATGTCCGTCATGGTCTTAATGAAGTCTGGTTTTGCACCGCTGAACTCCTCAAGAACCACCAACCGTTTATGCTGGCGTGGTATAGCACCAATGGTATTACACCAAGCGCCATGTACACTTGTGGAACCGCCAATCAAACCGACGGTAGTCGAAGTCTTGAGTGACAGGAAGTGACCGAACTCATACAACCCTGTAAGTTTTGAAGTCGTTTCGGATTTACCTACCTGCGTGTCACCAAGAATGAATATGTCCAGCGCGCCTGACATTCGTTCTCCGTAATCAATCTCCAAGATAGAGTTGAACACCAAGTCTGACGCTAACCAAATATTGAAATCCATGTGTTTCGCTACATGATGTTTGGCACTTTGGTAGAGATAATCAATCCGCTCTGCTATCGTGCCTTTGGTTTTGAATTGTGACAACAGACTCCTATCTAACTTGTAATCGTCGTTGGAACCTATGTGTCTATACTCGTAGCACACCGCCACTAACTTTTGATGTTTCGTAGGGTGGTTGTAAATCTTATACCTTATTTCGTATTGCTGACCGACTTTGAGTTTGCCGAAGGAATATACATCCAACGCGATACCGTTACCGTCAGTGCTTTTATCTATGACGGTGTTTAAGTACACGGTTTGGAACTCGTACTTCTCAATGGACACATTCTCTTCGTCTTTACTGATACCAGCAAAGCGCAATAGGTTGTTGTTCTGCTGGGAGAGTTTGGCATCCGACTCAATCAATTGTAGTAACTCATCAGGGTTTGACTCTTCCAAGTACCACATACGTACCTCGCCTTCAGACATCTTCTCATGTTTCCGTTTCGTTTCTGCACCTTTTGTAAACTTGGCAACCGTAGGTACTCCGAAGTTGTCCACAAACTCACTCGTAACTGTAACGATACTTGTAAGTTCTGTACGCAACTTGTTCTCCCCTAATGCTTTGGCAAGGGTTGTAGGTGCAAAGCGTTTTTTAACAATCTCTTTATCGAAATCGTGGGTATATAATGACAGGAAATCAAACACGTCGCCTTGGTACTTCATGACGTAATCATAGAAGTCCTCTTTGGGTTCTGATACCCTGTCTGCAATGTTGATATACTTAATACTGCTACATGTTTTGTGTAGGTGAGCGAACAAGTTATCCATGCCATCACGACCTGCGTCATCATTGTCATAACACAGTATCAACTCGGTGTTTTTGAACGCTGGTAACGTTGACTCATTCGGTACCGCACCAGCACCACCTGTTAATGTGATTGCATTGAGTCCAAGTTCTCGTGCTATAAGCATGTCCTTCTCACCCTCGAATACATAAGTTGGCAAAGTCTTGTCCCATAAATCATAAGGAATGACGTACCCTGTTTGCGCTCCTTCGTTCCCCATAAGTTTAGGCAACTTCGGATGTTTCAGTAGGTTATACCTGCGTATGTCCACTAACACTTTGTTGTAGAACACAGGTATTCCTAGCGTTTCCTTACCCAATACACTGACAAGACCAAGTTTCATCTCTTCAATCGTTTCTTGACTTAATCCCAAAGAGCGCACTTTACTCAGAAAGTCAGCGTTCGCCCACAAGTCCACTTGGTAGGTGTCTTCCCATTTGATAGGGTACCTGTCCATGTGTCCCAATAATTTCGCAGCGTTTTTTCTTGAAATGTTGTTTAATTTAGCAACGAATTGCTCTTCATTTCCTCCCCATTGACAAACATGACAATAAAACAGTGAGTCATTTGTGTTGATATACGCTGACGGATGCGTGTCGGAATGAAAGGGACAAAGCACTTTAACTTCGTCCCCTGCAAACTCGACCCCTGAATAATATTTCCGAAAGAAGTCCATCTTACAGACTGTAAGGTTTAATTCTCTTAACGGTGTTGCGTTCGCGCTCTTCGATTGTCACAGCACCTGTTGTTTTGTCCTCAATTTCTTTGTTATACGTTTCCGTTTCGACGGTCACTGCTACCAATGAACCCTTGCAGAGCGATTCAATCTCGCGTGGATGTACTTCATCCGTGATACCACATGCGCTTAAGAACGCAGGCACTGCCCATGGTTGATTCGGATGTAGGTTCAGGTAGTAATAAACTTTTACCCCTTTGAACGTTCCTTCCATAACCTCAAATACGATTTGAGCGCTATACGTAGTCACGTCTTTCAGTACGCTGTACTTGTCGTTGCCCTTTGCGTCTTTAACTTTACGAGCAGAGTCATCAAACTCAAAGACCTTAAGCGTAGTGTTTTGTTTTGGTTTCCATTCTCCGACGGTTATGATTTGGCAGTTATATGTGCCCTTCGGTAGTAAGTCGTATTGGTTGTTGAATTCGCGTGGTGTAACTGCCTTGTTCATTAAGTCTATCATTGCGTTTTCTCCTTTTGCCCTTCGGGACTTTTTGGTAATCCACTGCTAATCTTATCGAGGAAGAGTTCAACGAGGTCTGCGGTGAGCAGTATTCTCTTTAGCGAGGTCACTTCGTTTTCCTCTGCCTTACCGAATAGTTTCAAGTTGATGATGTCGATAACGTCCCCGTTGGAACGCGCCAACCACACCATTCTTGAGGCGAGTCCGTTGTACTCGAAGTAAATAGGTGTCCAATGACCTGTGCCTTCCAAGTACGCGTTGACTGCCTTGTTTGTCCAATCATAATAGAATGAGTCGGAAACTTTTTGCAAGTACATCATTACTGTTGGTGTTGGTTCAGACACAGACAGCACCGAGTCAATCATCTTCTCTTTGATTTGCTCACGTACTTTCACGAAGTCCATTGCTCCACCTTCTACACCTTGTTCTTCTACATGTTGTACAAATCGTTCCAAGAAAACCATCACTGCTTCAGGTATCTTGGTTGTGATGAAGGACTCTTCTTCTGCTAAGTCCTTGTCCCCCCACACACTACGCTCTTTGTAATGAAACAAAGTTGATACCCCATAATAAAATTCATTATGGATGTTTGCGTAGTAGTATCGGTTGTTGTCAAGTTGTCCGAACTCTTGGAAGAGTCGTCTTTTTACGTTCATTGTGTCACCCTTTCTAGTGCTCTTAAGAACTTATCTACATCAGACAACTTGCTCAACTTCTCACGAAGTTCTTCAATGCTATCTGTTGTGGTAATCGTCATGCCATAATTCTTGATGAACGACGGATTGAAACTACGTAACGCAGCAAGCACTTTCGCTTTGAGTTCCTCGTTCTTGATAATGGCAATCACTCTATCTACATCCGTGTCATCCAATACAATTGGTTCAACCACAGGTTCAACTATTGCAGGTGTAGGTTCAATTTCAATTTTTTGTTTGGGTGCGCTCCTTGTGATTTTTTTCACAGGTTCTTCAACCTTCGGTTCTTCCACAACAGGCGCAGGTTCTTCGACTTTGGTCAGCATTTCAGTGGTCTTTTCAGATACAGAACGCTTGACTTCAGGTCTGGGGATTGATGTAGTTTCCACGGTGTCGTCGAAGTTCAAGTCCCCACTCTCATAAAGCGACAACCCAAGTCCTGTCGCACGACTCGCGACTTTTGCCAACGCACGTTGTAACGCTTTGTTGACTTGATTTTGCTCATACATTTTCGGAGCGCCATACGACGCGTCTTGTACAGGGTAGTTCTCAACGAAGGTCTTACCTAAGAAAGTAAGTGATACTTCTACAAAGTGGGAACATGACATGACTCTGGATGTTTCGCCTTTGACAAGTGACTCAATCACGAGGGTATCGGTATGCACCAAACCGCCATGCTCGTTCTTAATTTTGATAAATACTGCGTTCGGGTCTTGCATGTACGTCAAGCGTTCCATGACTGCCCACGGTACATAGGTGTTGCCTTTGTACGTTTGTTTGAGGAATGGTTCAAGTGACTTCGCCTCTGGGGAACGCCCAAAGTAATTGTCGTGGAAGACTTGCGCCCACTTGTCCCTAGCATTAGGATTTGGTAAAAGCGTTGTAGCGAATTCGTTTTTCTCGTTCATTTTGTTTCTCCTTTGTGTTTGTTAAACGCGAATGAATAGGTCTGGTAGTTCGTTATACTCTACGTCGAACCCTGCGGCGAGGAAAGCATCCACAATGTCCGTGATACCCCAATCATCACAATTGTCACGAACGTAGTCAATAATGTCCTCTAATTGTTCTCGTGTTTCTTGAGTAAAGTTTTGTGTTCCGTGGAACGTCATTACTCCATACACTTCTTGGTAGTCCTCACTGTCCCTAACGGTCATTTGGGTAGTCATTTAGGTTCTCCTTTCTGAAAATGTACCATGCCATAAATATGGTCGGTAACTCATGTGCGAGGGTGATTACAACCACAGTAAAAATCGCGATATAAATATCACTAAACACTATGTATGCAATTATTCCGAACAATAATGTCAAGACACACCTCATTAAATCGGTCTTCTTATACGCGTCATCCAATAGATTTTTCATATTGTGCCTCTCTTTCATTTACATTATAGCACACCTTTTGGTAAAATGCTATGCCTTTATACACATTTAAGAAAGTATTTTTGGGTCATCATCCTCTTCATCTTCCGCTTCCGTAAGTTTTTCTTCGGCAATAAGAATTTCTTCTCCTGTTTCCGTGTTTCTTGCTATGATTTGTTTGACGACTCCGCCGTTTTTCACTCCTCTTTCTACTTGGTCGAACATGTCGTTGACTACCGTAAGAATGATTTTGAATTCACGCAGTGTGTCCACCATGTATTCAACTTCATCAATTTCGACGACGACAAACAACCCTCCTGTCTGGGAAACAGTGACTTCTGCTTCCAAGATAATTTTGAACGACGGTTTCTTGCGTGTCAAAACCTCCAGCAGAATGTCAGGGGTAAGTGTTTTGTATTTCATAGTTTTGCCTTTCTCGCGCACAATAGCGCGTTAATCATATTTCTTTTACAAATCTCCAAACATAACCTAAATGTAAACCTTTTCGTTTGATTGCGTTTGATATGTTCTGACGGTACGCATAGTTTTCTTCCGCGGCTTTTTCCAAGGACTTGTAATACGTTTCCTCCCCGTTCTTCGGGTCTATACGCAATACAGGTTTGCGTCGCGAGGCATAGCGTTCCCTTGTTATTGGGATTACGTCATACTTCTCAAAACTCCAGCGATAGCCACTACTTGTTTGCGTGCGACCTCCTGCGCATATTCCAATACTTGAGGGGATTGCATTGAACCCTTTTGCTGCGTCAGTAATCGAGTTAAACGTGCGTATGTATTTACCACTACGCGGATGATACTGATGTACCTTTTTCATTTTTTCACCAGCAGACTATAAATATGCTTTATCTGTAAAACAATCAAAATAACGTTAAATAAAATAACAGATGAAGAGTTTGTCAATACTCCGTAAATTAACCACAGACCTGCGCCTATGAAGTTAAAAAATCGAATTAACAATTCATCCTTAAATGTGAAACCAAAAATAATAATTACTGATGCAATGATACCTATGATTTCTTTTGTCATTCTTTTTCCTCCTTTTCTACCCACTTCGCTTTGTACCAATTTGGGTCGTAATCATGGAGGTTGGCGTACAGGAAGTCCCCGTTGCACAAGCGCTTGAAATACTTGGCGACAAACTCCTTGTTCCAATTTGACTGATTACCATAACCGAGATGTGTTACGTCAAAAGCCCCCATGGTTTCGCGGAACCTAAAGTCCAATCGACGTTGCATCGATGGGTGTGTAATCGGGAATACTAACTTCTTAAGATTGATACGCTCGCGGTCATCCTTCATCTTGATAAATCCAAGTATGCTGTCTTTACCAGAAGTTGAACCTATCATTTTGTATAAGTTCACACGGTAACCTTGTGTTTCAAAATTGATGATGACTTCAAGAATCTCCGTTGCGCATTTGATAATGAAATCCGTGCTGGTACCACCTGACACAGAGGAGTTGATAAGTATGTTAATAATCTTGTCTTGGTAAATCTTCACGTCGCGGTTAATCATGTTCGTGGGTATGCCCTTTAGATATAGCGGCACATTCGGAATAAAACCTTTCACGTCGTTATACTGCACAACCTTGTGGGATTTCGTCAACAACTTCTCTACTTTCTGGAGTACTTCAGTACCCACGTTGTCCAAGTACCCTTCTTCCAAGTACTGCCATGCTTCTTCTATGTTTCTCGTTTTGTACCAAGTATAACTGCTGGTGGAGGAACTTTCTTCGTTCCTGCCTCGAATAGTGGGTTTACCTTTTACTTCGTTAATGAAATCTTGCAGATTCGCGAAGTAGTGTACGTCGTCAACGATATACATTATTTCACCGCCTTTTTCATGGTACTTTGATACTTGCCAAGTTCTCTTCCCCAATCTGTTGACTTCACACCATCTTCCAGGTTTGTCATCAACACGTTGATGTCGTCAATACCTAATCCTTTAAGCAGGATGCTTTCAATGATGAACTGCTTTGACATTCCTGCCATCAGCGAACGATACCCATTGATACTTGCTCTCATCCCTACGATATGACGTAACTTGGTCTTAAACACCGTCTTACGTACTGCCTGTACGAAGTCGAAGAACTCTTGGTCAGGACACAACTGTTTCTCTATATTCAAGTCATAGTCCATTTTGATGACCGCGAATCTGTCCAGCGTCGCACCATCCAGCACGTTTCTTCCTACATATATCATGTCTGCGCCTGTACCGTACGTATTCCCAGCACAAGCAATACGGAAGTTCTCATGCGCCTGGATGCGTCCGTTCGGGAAGTCGAAGTAGCGGTTCGCGATTGCACCATTGAGAATGACGAGGGTTTCTGGCGAACTTGCGTCAACTTCATCCAACATGAACAGACCGCCGTTCTTAAACGCCTTATAGAACTCGGTTTCGTGGTAGCGACCCCCTGCGTCAATAAACCCTGTGAGTTTATACTCTTGGGTAATCGCTCCCGTGTAGTAGAAGGGGATTTCCAATGCCTGCGCTGCTTGTTCCAGCGAGTAGTTCTTCCCAGAACCTGCGGGTCCCGTCAACATGACAGGAATGTTGTTCGCCAGCATGGTCAGGATGTCAGGCAACTTCTCATGGAAAATACCTGTGGTCAGTTTTGTCGCGCCGTTCGCCACTTTGATTTCCAAGAGTTGCGGTAGTACACCATACGTCTTTTGGATGAAGTCTTGAAGGCGCGATTTTAATTCCAATTCCAATTCCGCAGTCGCGAGGTCTTTAGTTTTCTCGATAACTGCTTCGAGCAAACGCTCTTCCAATACAGTCGGTTTTCTTTCAATGGATTTGATTGCGTCTTTGAGTTCTTTGATTACTGAAAGGTCAATCGTTGCGGTGGTTGATGGGTTGCTCATAGGCTCTGTTGTTCCTCCTTGCGCGGTTTTCGCGGCAGACATTTTAGACTTGTAAGCAGGTTCGCTATACCTATATAAGGGTGGGTAAACATTGTCCCCAATAATCATTTGTTTGAACCTGTTCGATTGCCAAGGGTCGTGGTTTCCCGCAATAAGCACAGCGGTTGTGATATAATTTTGGTAATACTCTGGTCGGATTCCGCCGTAATACCCTTCTTGCTTCAATATACCAAACGCTTCCCGTGCTCTTCTGTGTATAGTTCCCCAATTTTGGAACAAGGGTGCTTTGTCGAACATGGACTCAAGAAGTGCTTGAGGTTCCCGTTCGAGTATATACATAATCATGTCGGATTTGGTATCAACAAGTAGGTTTGGTGCGCCCCAATCCTCCTTCAGATAACTTACTTTTGGAAAGTAAACACTTCGGTTGAATATGCCGTTTGCATCTGCCAAAGGCGATTTGTCTGAATACATTTCCAAATAGGCTTGTTCAGGTGTGTTTACTAAGGTCACAACGTATGGGTAGTACCGCCCGTTGCGTCGGTGTCGTATGGTATGAATAAATAAATCCAATTCGGTACCTTTATGACTGTACCCTAAAACTTTGAATATGACAATGTCGTACTTATCTCTGGGTGCTTGTTTAAGTGTCCCCACAGGCAATTACCTCCGTTTCTTTCGTTCTTTGTTCTCCTGTGTTGTGGCAAGTACTCAACTGAACTTGCCTGTTTTCGGTTCTTCTTTTCGCTTCTTTTCCTCCTTCACTTGCTTCGCAGCAATGCCCATTAACTCTTGAAGTGCTTCTATGAGTCGTTCAGGACTGTCCATAAACTCCAGCATAGAAGCATCTTCCACTTGTTGCGCAGTTTCCCATGCTTCATGTACCCGATTTGAAATCTGTTCCAATACGTCCAACGGCGTGGACTCATCCACTTGACGTGACAACTCCATGATGATGAACGCCAACGAATTGAAAATCATTGCAGGTGCGCCCGAAATTGACGTGCGAATATTTTCATCTGTAACCTCAACTGACATTTGGGATTGCTTTCCTGATACGCTTAACGCGGTTGAGAAAAGTTTGGATGCGAATTCCTTCATTTGTGCTTTTGTTAGTGCCATGGTTAGTTTTCCTCCGTTTTCCATGTGGTGTAAACAACTGCGAATACTTCAACTTCATAATCGGGTCTGAAGTGCAGGAACTTAATCTCGATAATTTCCTCGTACTTCTGTGTAGTCAAAAACTTATTCACACCTAATTCACCTACGACGATTTTGATTTGTGTGATTTTACGCGGCACACTACTCACCTCCTTTCATGTATCTGTCGTTAAATATCTGTGCGGTGATTTGAAGTTCGGCGAAATCCAATACAAGCGCGCGTTCTTCAGAACTCAATTCTTCAAATGGTCTGCTCAAGTAACCGTCACTTTCCATGTACGCGGTGTGTTGCGGCAGACGGGAAAGTACTTCCAAGAAATCGGCAATCGTTTCTACCTTTTCAGGTGTGTCTGCAAGTATTAGGTCTTCCACCAAGAAACTTGCGTACTGCGCGGCTAATACACGGTGGATGTTTTGAATGTCTAACTTCACATGCTTATCTTCATCCACGAAGAACAATTCTAGGTCTTCGGACATCTCGGAAACAGGGTTCATCTCATACTCTTCGCAATACTTGTCTGCTTCTTCCAGCGTCATGCCTTGCAGGTTTTCTAATCCAAGCATACTGCCTGTAACAGCGATAATACGTACGAGCATATACAAATCATTCGCATAATCAACGGTGCAGGTGTCTGCGAAGTGTTTAATGTCGAATACTTTTTTCATGTGTTTTTCTCCTTAGCGTTTTACGCTTTATGTTGGTAAGAGTTAAGCAAATCTAAAACGTCTGCTTTGGTCATAGGTGTGTATTCATTTTCATCTACTAACCAATTTACATCAACTATCATACCCCTGCGGTTCATCTCCCGAATGGTTGACCCATGATAGCGCCACCACCATGTTGTCGGACTTGCATCTTCGGGAAGTCCTTCTACGAGTCTTTGAAACCCTGCGAGTTCTACGCGCTTTTCTATGTGACTTCTCCCGCTTTGTTCCCCGTAGGCAGATTCAAAGAACTTTTGCATTGAGAATATCTTAAAATCCAGGTGTTGCTCATTGATGTTTTTCATACGGAACATGAGGATTTGAACTGCTCGTGTTAAGATAGCAAGTTTCGCTGGGTCATTTAGCACTTTCATGCGTTCTTCGCGTAGTGTCAAAAGCGCTTGTTGGTAATCTTCAGGTGTTTCAAACGTACCATGCACTTCACCATCCGAGTCCACTCCGAACGCTATGTGTCGAACATTTTCTTCCGTGCGTGGTTTGTTATTGCGCAGTAATTTCTCAAACTCCTCCTTCGAGTTTATGACCTTTGAAGTCACACCTTCTTTCGGTGCTTTAGGTCGTCCTATGGACAAGACGACATACACCAGAAGTAGCGCTAATGCAAGCGCGCCCCAGAAACGATAGTCAAGTAGTGGGTTCATGTTATTCTCCTTCCTCCGCTGTCAGCGGTTGCGGTTCCCACAGATGAGAACGCGTCACTAAATCGTAAACTTTGATTGGACTGTCCTTGGAATACGCGTAGGTCTTGGGTAACTCTTCCGCGTACACGCCTGCATGCAGTAACCATTTGTTCTGCCTGCGTTTGAATCTCAGGATTAAGTCGTAGGTTTCGTCTTCTTTGTGTCGCAGCAATTCGTTCACTGCGTCGTCGAGGGAGTTCATGGTCTTGATGGTTTTCTTGTCATACATGACATAACCTGCTTTCAACGGGTTCACGTTGCGAATGTTGCCTTTCTTGTCCCGTCCGAACGCGATAACCATAGAACCTGTCTTGGTGTGCGTGATACATGTTTCCGTGAGGCTTTCACGCTCTTCTTGTGTGCCAAATTGCGAGGCAGTCAATTGCTTGCGTGTGAGTGGTTTCGCACTCCCCATCAGCGTTAATTTGATGAGGTCGCCTTTCTCATTCCAACTCACGAGATACTCGCGATTGGGTTGGTGTTTTGCCAAAGTTTCAATGGATGTCTCATTGAGTGTGTTAAATGTGGGTGTTTTTCGTGTCATTTTGTTCTCCTTACGTGTTTCTCACGTCATGTAAACCTTGATAAACGTGTGTACGACACAGATGAATCAACTCGTTGTCGTTAATTCCGTAACGCTTGATTTGTCCAGGTCGTGCAATGAGGTAGGTGATAATCTCTGCGCGCCATAAGTTCGCAATCACTATCACTCCGTTGGTACATACTGTGTGGAGTTCAGCACCGTCTTTATGTCCTGTGTCCACAATGTAAGATGAGTGTGTGCGTAATTCGCCAAGTGCGTGAACAATCTGTAACCGAGCAAAATGCAGTTTGGTATGTAAGGTCTTGTTCGTGAAGTCAAGTGCGCTTACGGTTGACATTTGCTTGATAACTTTGAATTGTGTTCTTTCGCATGAGTCCATGATTACTCCTTTCTAATCATATGTATCGTAAACTTCTACGAGTACACGTAAGATGATTGTGACGATAATCCAATACACCAGCATGCCAGGGTGGAACATGTTCACGCTCGCTATGTGCGTATTAAACAAAACTTCCACAAACATCATGATGATATTCCCTACCATAAACGCTGCAACTACAACCATAAAAATGAATCCCGTTATCATGTGTAATAACTCCTTTCTAAATCTCCTCGTAATACGTGACCCCGAATACCTTACGGCATGCGGGACAAAGTACGTCTTCATCTACACTACAATCCGTGGGTTGACCACAAAACTTGCATTTGTATGTGACTTGTGTTGATGTGGGTTCAACACTTCTCATTACCGCGCCAAACCATGTGGGTTTCGCAACGTTGCGCTCCTTTGTCCAAGAATTGTCTATGGAATACCCAAAGACTTCACAAGCGCGGACAGGCAAATCATGACAAATATACTGCCATGTGTCTTTACCATAATGGTGAAAGCGTTGAAGGGAATATGTCGCAATATCAAAGTAGCGCTCTTTCTCATCAGGACTCTTAAGTGCTCGGAAGTCCTCCTGACGTGCACTTGTGTAACCTCCTTTGACCGCAAGGATTTGTTCCAACGTGCACCCGTGCATCCAATTCAGTTCTTGCCACGAATCCTGAAGGGTTTCTATGATTGATGATGTAGGACTGCCTGCTTTTAGAGAACGTTCACGCATGTGCTTTATGTACAACGCGAAGTCCCAGACGTAATCCGCAGGGATGGTTATGGGTGCGCCCGTACTACTCACCAGCGCCATAACGACCTCTTGCACGCAGGTATAACTCAATCATGAGCGCGGTCAACTGCGCGCCAAACGCATCCACCAATTCGCCTATATCTTCAGGGTACATGCTCGTGATGTTCGGGTTGCGTAATCCTGTTGCCATTGCATACAATTCTGTGCTTGAGTAATGTGCAAGTTTCTTCTTGCATAAGTGCATGAGCGCACTTGCTTCGTGTGTCATAAGTCCTCCTTATTCGTTACACGCTTCATGGTAACCTCACAATCCCTTTCGGTGTCAGTAAACACTCATCCACGTACTCTACGGGTGTGACAATGTACTTACCCATGATTAACGCGTTGTCGAATTGGTGCACGTGCGCGTTCAGTGCGCTTACGCTTACGCCTTCGCAATACCTCCGTAATTCCTTCCATGTAAAATAACCAACTAATTCGCCTTGAATCGTTTCAACGCAATACTCGCGGAACTTAATCAACGCGTGTACGCTTTCGTGTGTGCGTGCCATTTGCTCGCTCCTTTCTATTAGTAATCCTTTGCCAAATACTCGTTCAAATCGCTTAACGTGTTCGCGAAAATCAACTCGCGCACATTAATGGTTCCTTCGGGGGTTGTTAGCGCGATTCTGCGCGTGTGCCCGATAGGATTGTCCTCTAACCATCTCGCGCCCGACCACTTCAGCGTGCGCACTTCGTCGTACACGTCGGTAAACGTGAGATACGACTCTTTATCTTCCTTGCGCATGAGCGCCAAGCGTACGCGATTAACCTCGTGTGGTTGATAAGGCAAGTGTACCAAAGTAATGATAAAGTAATCGACTTCCTTCGTATGCGGTTCCTGTGCGCGCGCTATATACAAGCACTCGCTTTCGTGTGACTTTTTTTCGTGTGACTGTTGTGACTTTTGCATGATTTCTCCTTTCTTGCGTTCACAAACTTTTCCCTTTTGAAAATCTATATACCCCCCTAAAAAGTGAAAGTGTGGGTAGTCCGTAGGTCAAATGTAACAGGTCTTGTGTAGGGTTTATACACTTCGCACTTGTTTGAACAATTTTCAACTGTATTAGTATGTGTGTAATACAATATGTATATATTATTCTATTCTACTATTACATGTATAGTACTATATACCCATACTTTCACTTTTTTGGGATAGATACATTTCCGATTTTCGGGGAAAGTTTGTGAAATAATGTTCGCTTATTACATGCACTTATTGATGATTTTCGACGGTAGATGCTACTGCCAACATTTGTGCCAAAACCAGCGTTTCGAGGACTGCGGACTGTAACGCGGCTATATCTCCTTTCTCTTCCGCGTCGTCAATGATGTCGTTTAATCGCGCCATACGTTGTACGATTTGCTTTCTGCTCAAGGTGTGTTCACCCCCTTTCATGTCAACGCAGGAACATCCTGCGCTCACACGAGAGGACGTGCTCTCGTATTAACCCATCAAGTATTTGCGTGTGGCGTTGATGAGTTTGGTTTCACGTTGTGTCGGCGTGTATGGTTTGTCGGCAGGGAAATGCGCCACATTCACACCACCGTTCGATTTCAGGGTCAGGCACACGATTCTCGAATAACCTGTCCCACCTTTGATACGGAAATACGCAGTGAACGATTTCACGCCTTTCACTGTCTGGAAGTAGCAATCTCTCCATCCCTGCATGTCCCACTTGAACATCAACTCATTCTCAACCAAGTCCTCCTCATTCACGTATTCAAACATCTCATCCATGTACTCCTCAATCTCGTGTTCTCTCATGGTTTGTACCATCCTTTCCTTCCAACGCAGGAGTGTTCCTGCGCTCGAACGAAAGGACGCGTGATGCGTCCGATTTCGTCTTATTGCTTGGTAACTAACGGCAAACCAGCAAGTTTGCGATACACGTTCCGGATGCGATTCGCTTCGGCGCGATTCGCTGCCTTGCGTTCTTCGAGTTTCATGCCTGTGAAATTGCGTTTTGCAACCCACTTCTCCCAATCGAGCGTGAAGTTCGCTGCTTCGAGTTGGTCGTAAACTGCCTTCGCTTCAGGCGTAATCCCGCGTGCCTCTTTCCACGCTTTGATTGCCTCGGTTTTGGTCGAAGGTTTGGCAACCTTCGTGGTCGTTTGTGCTGCTGCTGCACGGAGCGCTTTGTTCTCCGCCTTTGCTGCGCGCAATGCTGCCTCTAATTGTTTGTTTGTCATGATTGTGTTCCTTTCCCGCGTTATCGCGTTGCATCATGTACGTTGTAAGGCATACTATCGCCTTACAAGTCCAAGATTAGCAGAAACCTGCCGAAAGTCAACTCAAGGCGCTACATGTACAGGACACAGGTAGGACACGGGGGGTGCGCTTGAATGTAGCATAATGCGCAGGCGCGAGAGTGGACTATATATGAATTAGCAAACACACCTTCACCCGCCTATGTACAAAACCCAAGAATCGTGCTATAATAAAAACGGTTAATGAACGGAGGAAACGAATGGACGAAACCAAGATGACACGATTAGAAGACGAAACGGAACTGGCTTATATCTATCGGATTGCACACTTTAAGGGTACTACCCCTGGGCTTGAACTCTGGACAGACGTAGCGCGGTTCTTAAATTCACAATTGGGTTATGATTATACCGAGAGTTATTATCGGAAGAAGGTTCAGGAGTTTGACAAGATGTTCGAGGCGGTCAAGAAGGAGTTCCTCAATGACGATATAGCGGAGTTGCTGGACAAGAAAAGGGAAGCCTTATACAAACAACAGGTCAAAACACAAGACAAGATGCGGCATTACAGGAAGTACTTACGGGATGAGGCGCGAATCGAGGTGCTGACCGAGGCGATTAAGGAGTCAGCGAACCAAATCGAGCCAATAACCCTGACACCACCACTATCAATCGAGCCAACGGAGGCTGGGGTTGAAGCGATACTGCTAATAAGTGATTGGCACACAGGGGCAAAGTTCAAAAATTTCAAAAATTCGTACGATTTGGCGATACAAAAGTGCAGGATAGATAAACTGTATCGTGATACAGTAAAATACTGCCAACAAAACAATGTCACACGGCTGCATATACTGAATTTGGGGGACATGCACGAGGGCAACATCCACGTCAGCGTGCGTGTGGAGTCTGAGATTGATGTGATACAGCAGGTGATGCAGGCTTCGGAGATGATAGCCGAGTTAATTCTGGCGCTGGAGCCTTATTTTGAGGAAACGTTCTATCATCATGTGTACGACAACCACTCACGCATCAATAAAAACGATGCAGAACACATTGAAAAGGAGAATTTTGCGAAGTTAGGGCATTGGTGGTTACAGGAACGGTTGGCGCGGATGCAGTCCGTGACCCGATTGGTGCCACAAACCATTGATGAGAACATTGGGTACTTTGAAACGGTGAACGGAAAGAAAGTTGCCTATGTCCACGGGCATTTAGACAAGATAAATACCGTGTTTCAGAACCTCGGCGGGCTGCTGCGGGTTCAACTGGACTATATATTCATGGGGCATTATCATGTAGCGAAGATGAAGGAGTTCCAAGGCGGCAAAGTGTTCGTCAACGGAAGCCTCAAGGGGCTTGACCCCTACGCATTGAACAATCGCTACATGGGAAGAGCCAGTCAGTTCCTACTTATCTTAGATGAAGATAACGAGATACCTATTGTGATTAATGTGGACAGTATAAAATAGAGAGGAGGGTTATTTATGAGTTATGTGACCTTAAAGAATATCACATTCACCTGCTTAGACGGCACACTGGATATGACGGGTCCCCAATTTGAGCACGAAGCAGATGTTTCGCAGTTGATTGTTGATTTTACAGGCTGCGGTGTGGATTCTTGGTCAAAATTTGTGGACTTAAAACTCAACAACAATCAAGGCGTGCCTCTTTCTCTGGGGACAGGGGTGATTGGGACAGTCCCTGTTCAAACCGAGTGGCTGATACCAGGCAGGATTGCGTTGCAAGCCTACGCGGTGGGACCCTTAGAAGAAAAAGTGTATTTCGAGATTAAACACATACCCGTCAACCGTTCGCTGAACATTGTCGGGGGTGATACCAGTTATGACCCAAGCGCGTTGACCCTTTTACAGAATTTGTACGCTTCACTTGAAGCAAGGGTGACCGCAGCGGAGTCTGACATTGCTATGCTTGAGTATGTTAACCACTATGTACATGAACAGATGGTGTCTTCTGCTACTTGGGTGATTACTCATAACATGAACAAGTTCCCAAGCGTGCAAGTCGTCAATAACTTCAACGAGATTGTGATAGGGGATATAACCTTTGACACAGTCAACCAAATTACGCTAACATTCTCAGGGGCATTCTCTGGGAAGGCATACCTAAATTAAGGAGGGGATGAACATGCCAAAATTTCTAACGCCTATTAATCTAAACCAGTTGGAAATCCAGAAAGCCGTCATTGAGAATTACGCAGGCAGCCCGCAAGGCGTTGTCAGTGGTGTCGAAGGTCAAATGCTTTGGGATTCTATCAACAATAAATTTTATGTCAACACTGGTACGACTAACTGGCAGGATGTTGGTTCAGGTGGTACTGACACCAATACTACTTACAGTATTTCTGCTGAAACAGCCACAGGTGGAGTCAACTTACGCTTGTCTGGCAATGATGCTTCGACAGATGATGTTAAGTTTGCCAACGGTACTGGTATTACGTTCACAAGAACAGATGCCGATACCATTACGGTAGCCACAACGGTTACTGATACCAACTGGTACCCAACTACTTTTGCTTGGACTGGTGGTACGACAGCGGGACCCACAGGTTCGTTAACCGGAACTGGGATGTCGGCGGTTCCTTATGCTGCCGTTCCGTCGGCAACAGATGCAGCATCTGGTGTAGTCACGACTACGACTCAGACTTTTGCCGGTGATAAGACATTCAGCAACAACGTCGTCATTACAGGCAACTTGACAGTCAATGGTACGACACAAACTATTAACTCAACTATTGTCACTATTGATGACCCCGTATTCACTATTGGCGGAGATACCGCCCCGGGTGCAGACGACAACAAAGACCGTGGTATTGAATTCCGCTGGCATAATGGAACCGTAGCCAAAGTTGGCTTCTTCGGGTTTGATGACAGCACGGGTAAATTCACTTTTATTCCAGATGCAACCAATACTTCGGAAGTGTTCTCAGGTACGAAAGGGGAGTTAGATGCGAATGTTGCGTGGACAAATATTACAGGTGCGCCAACTATACTGGCAAAATACTCTACTACATTATCTACTTCTGCTACGAGTTATACCGTAACACACAACTTAGGAACGCAAGATGTTCAAGTTGCTGTTTATGAAGTAAGTTCACCTTACGCAAAAGTTATTTGTGATATTGAGCACGCTACAACGAATACCATCACTGTTAAATTTGCAGTGGCTCCGTCTGCTAACACATATAGAGTAGTAGTCATTGGGTAAGGAGGGCTAACTATGCCTAAACTTTTATCAACATTAGATAACGCAGATAACATTGGTACAGGTTCTGTTAATTGGTTCGTCACCAGTGCAGACCTAACTAAGTTAGATAGCATACAAAGCGGTGCTGAAGTGAACCAAAACGCGTTCACTTCAGTGGCTGTTTCTGGTCAGACAACTGTTTCTGCCGATGATAAGCAGGACACTTTAACTTTGGTTGCAGGCACAAATGTAACAATTACAACCGACGCTGCTACTGATTCTATTACTATCAACGCTACTTATATTGTAGCAAGTGGGAACGCTAGTGGGCAATATTGGATTCAGTATAGTGATGGAACCCTTATTAAGTGGGGAACTTTGGTTCAGACTAGTGCTGTTTCGGTTTCTTTTGGTAATATATTTATTAGTCCATCAACCCCATGGACGATTACCTTTAACACAACCGTAGCATTCTCGTCAACCCCAAGCATTACTGGGCAAACAATTGATGCAACAGGAAACAGCAGAACAAGTTGGTTTTTACCGAATGGTATATCTTCTACTGCTATAAATTATCAGATTGGTCGTGCCACATCAACAACTTCACAAAACTGGAATGTTCATTGGCAAGCGATAGGTAGGTGGGATTAATGATGAAGCATCCATATGAATGGGATTTACAAAATCCAGAAGTATTATTTAGTGATAAAGAACATTTTGACAATGTTCGTGAAACAGTATGTTTTAAAATAATTAATCGTGGCGGATTGTGGTATGATTTACTAACACCAGAAGAAAGAAACGATTTATTAAATTGGTATATGTCGTGGTTAGATGCTTGGGAAACAAAAATAATTCCTAACGCGCCAGTTTGGTTAAAATAATATTGTAATAGGTAGTTGCGTGTAATTAAACAGATTCGAGTAGTAGTTTAATGCCTTATGTTGTCGTTTATATGTGGCAACGTACAGCATAAATTAAATTTGATTTCATAGTTATAATTCGGCTATAACTGTGATATATTAAAATTAGAAAGGACTGATGTCAATATGCCATTCACAACTTCTGGCAAAAATTTAATGTTAGATTATTTTGGTACTCAAAACCTCTATATGGCTTTGTATTCCGATGATGCGGTATGCAGGTACTTTAAAAGGAACCGCAGCAACATCAGCAAACAAAACAACGTTTGACTCAGGATTATTTTTAACTGCCAGCACCACTGGAAGCGGAACTTTAACGAATGGTAACTCCAGCGATTATGGCAGTGGGATTAATTTTACTTTATCAAATGTAACTATATCAGGTACAGGGTAACTTTACATCCTATTTACAATATGCTATAATGATACCGAAAGGAGCATAAATACTATGCAAAATATTCAATTAGATGCTTCAGAAGTAATTCAAGAATTAACAAAACAACATGTAGAGGAAACGACTCGCTTAAAACAACAATTGGCTATGACAATCGTTGAAGCAAGAGCGTGGCGGACGGCTTATTTGGAATTAAAAGATAGGTATGAGGCACCTGTGGAACATTTAGGTGCAGAAGGAACGGAGGCTTAATATGTTAAAAATTATTCAGTTTGAACTATTTAGATTGACCTGCTTCATGGCTGCGGCATTATTTTTCCAGATAGGGAATATGTTTGCTGGAGCCTACTATCATAAAGATGAGTTTTCATGGAAGGTATTCTTCAGCGGGTTCAAAGGGGTTGCGATTATGTACATCCTGTTTGTCTGGTTGACGACAGGGGTGACCGTCCTTCCGTGGTTGCTATCATTCTTTAAGATTGTAGAGTTGAATCAAGAGTTAGTTAGTGTAATTACAGGAACAGGTATTGCAATTTATTGGGGCGCTTTCACAATTGAACGTGCCAAAGACATGTCTTATAAACTAATGAGTATTCGGGATTATAAACCCCGACAGGTGGAAGAAGTATTTACTGAAGGGGAGGGATGAGTATGTACATCCCTCTTCTTAAAGCCTACTTGACACAAGGGTTCAAACCGACGACCCATCAAGCAATCGACTTAGGGTTTCGGAGTCTTGGATTAACGACCCCTGATTTGTTCGCTTGGGAAGACGGTGTGGTAACCGCATCCTTTTACAGTACAGGTGGAGGAAACACAATAGACATTGTCCACAAAGATGTGGCGGACGGTCAGTGGTATTATACTAACTATGTTCACCTCGATAGCCGTGCTGTAAAGGTCGGAGATGTAGTGAGAAAAGGTCAGTTTATTGGTAAAGCAGGGAATACAGGTCTTAATTCTACGGGACCACATTTGCATTATGAAGTGTGGGTTACCCCAGTAGGTTATATTAAGAAATATGCAGACCGTTTCAAGTATGCGATTGACCCAAGATTCGTTTCATTTAACAGTCCAATTATGAGAGTGACTGGGGAAGGAGTTCAAACCGTGGATTACAAATATGATTCTACTGTCTTAGCAATCCCAACGATTGGCAACTTAATATTGCGTTCACAACCTATTCGTATTGCTGCCACTCACTTGGGGGTATTTGTTCCGAAGGGAGGTCTTCCATATCTCGGCAGTGTCGTCGTTAATGGCATGAATTGGGCTATGCTTAATCACAATGGAAAAGTTGTGTATGCTTCTATGGATTATCTTACTGTGACTGTACCGAAGGAAACTATAATTGTCACTAAGGTCCAGCCGATTGACTTAAAACAACAAGTTGGCGATGCCTTTGTGGAATTGAAGGTGACGGAAGTTGGCAAATAAAAAACCAAAACCTCAGGACTCCGTGCTTGTAGCAGCCGTCAAAAATGACCTGAAACTTTCTATGGAAGATAAGATGGCGTTCCTGAGTCTTGCGAATATATTTGAAGAAAATTTTGCAGCAAATCTTACCAAGAGTAGTACGGATTTAGCAGATGAAACAGGATTAGATGTTGACATCTGGAAAAAGTTTTTAAGTCATCCCCCTGTAAAACGAATCATTGAGAGTTTCATCAATGAACAAATCAAAAAGAAAGCCGACACAGCGTTATTGGAGGGCAAAGGTACACGTGATGCTATCAATGTTCGTAAGGCAATGATAGAAGCCGAATCCGCAGAGGACAACACACGCTTCGTAATCATCCGTTTACCAGACAGAAAGGCGGATTTAGATGAATAATGCAGCATTGAAACTATTACGGAAAGATAATACGGGCGCTCGTTTTTATGAGTGCCCCTTTTGTAGTGCGGAAATCAAAGTAGCGGATTCTTCTTTTACTGGTTCGTGTCCTGCATGTAAAGCATCCGTCATTGATTATAAACCTGCCATTTATCAAGAGAAGTTCCATCAGTCCAAAGCCCAGTATAAGTTAAATATTGGTGGATTCGGTTCTGGGAAGACCACCATGTGTTGCGCGGAGTTGGCGATACATGCTTTGTCTGTACCCAATGGGCGCAGCCTGATTACGGGACCCAAATTGCAGTTGATACGCGACGCAGTCATCCCAGAGTTTGAGAAGATGTTGCCGCCTCACTTAATTGAGCGAAAACAAAAGAGTCCAAACATTTATTATAAGTTAAAAAATGGTCATGAAATTCTGGTTTACGCCAGTAATGACGACGAAAACTTACGTTCATTGAACTTGACTGCCTTTTATATTGAGGAAGCAAGTAATGTTGACTACGAAGTTTTCAGAGAATTGCAAAATCGTCTTCGCAATACTGCCGCTTTGGTGTATAATGATATAGGAGAGGAAATTGATGACCACTATTTAGGCTTAGTTTCGTCTAACCCAGATGATGGGTGGGTTCGTGATAACTTCTTGTTAATAGCAGGTAAACTTTTCACAAGTGAATCCATTGACCGAACCATGTATGACAAAGTACGTGGACGAGATACCAGCCGACACTACCACGCGTTTATCTCTTCAACCAGAGATAACCCCTATCTGCCGAAAGTGTTTATTGAACGTTTGGTGGTAGGGAAAACTCCTGCTTGGATTCGTAAGTACATTGATTGCTACTTAGATGTTCGAGAAGGAGCCGTGTACCCTGATATACCTATGGCGTTTGTCCAACCCAGACCCATTCCAAAGAATTGGCTACGGCTTGCTGGATTTGACAAGGGTTATAGGGATGAAACCGCACTGTTGGTGGCAGCGATAGACCCAGCAACAGGAATTATTTATGTCTATCAAGAGTACTATGAAGCCGAACGACCTGTAAGTTACCACGGAATGAAGATTGCTGAGATTATGAAACCTTTGCCAATGTATAATAACATTCAAGCAGACCCATCCATACGGAATCGTAATGAACGTGATGGCGAAACCTACCAATCCTATTTCCAGAAAGTATCAGGTATATACTTACACCCAGGAAATAATGATATTGATACGGGGATTGATAAAGTTCGGGATTACATATTCTTAGGTAAATTAAAGTTCTTTGATACCTTAGATAACCTTAAAAAAGAAGCCGTACGTTATGTGTACAAAGAAGACCAAGATGTTCCTGTTGATAAAAACAATCATTTAATGGATGCACTCCGTTATATGATTGCACCACTACCGCAGAATCCTATGGAGTTTACTGGCGAGTTGATAAAACAATCACAGTTAACACGTAATTTCTGGGAAGGTGGTTGGGAAGCAGATGCGGAAGACGCTGGGATTGTCAGTGCAGGAAATGTTTATATGTTGAAAGGAGGGTTCAAAAACCATGGAAGACTCGACGAGTAAGGTGATTGAAATGTTGGCAACGCTCACAAATAAGGTCTTGGAGTTATCAGACAGAGTTTATAAGTTGGAGCAAGCAACCAGTACCGAAGGGGTTTATTTGGACGGAGTTCCAAAGTATGCTAAGAAGTATATTCTCAAAGATGAAGAGGAGGTGAAGTAAATGGATGAAATTAAAGAAGTTGAAGAGTACACGATAGACGACCACGTGCGTAAAAAAGAAGCGCAAGAAAAAGCAAAACCTTGGATTACTAAGATAAGTAATGCTAAGTCTTTTGTCGCGAATCGCGAAACCCAGTTAATTGAAAACATGGCGTTCTATCAGAACAACCCTTATTTGTTGGCACAATACGCGGAAGAAAGACCGTGGGTTTTGCAGATGAGTACGCCGTACGCATCCATGGCTATTGATACGCGTGTTGCTTCTTTAGCCGCAAATGATTATGTAGGGGAATTGCAGCCTTTTAGGGAAGAAGATATTGAAACACTGAAAATATTAGAGGCAATTGTGAAGGATGAATGGGCAAGAGCCGAAATCAATCCAATTATTGATGAGGCTTTAGGTATGGCTGCGGTGGTACGGGAAGCCTACGTCCATGTTGTTTTTAATACTGATAAGAAGATTGCAGGACGAGAAGGGGAAATTGAAGCCTATCTACTTGATACACCATCTGTTTTAATTGACCCTCGCGCTCGTCGCTTCGAGGATGCCCGCTATATCATAGTGGGAGAAAGGATGACGTATGAAGAAGCAGAGGAAACATACCCTGAGTTTATTAAGTTGTTACCAAAAAGCACGGGAGTCATGCCTAACTTACGAGGTGAAGCCTTTCTTGATAATGACTATAATACTGCTCAAGATGGAATTTTAACCGTTTATACCATTTATGAGAAAGACAAAGGTAAAATCAAGAAGTATGAAATCGTGGAAGATATGTTGATTTCTGAAAAAGTTTTGAAGGGATTAAAACTATTCCCAATTGCACAGTTACCCTGGAAGAGAGCAGCACAAAGTTGCTATGGGTTATCCTTAATGGATGACTTATTAAATCTTCAAAAAGCCATTTGTGCAATTGAAAGTGCAATTACCAATACCGCTGTGGCTTATTCAAGTCCTGCGATTGTATTGCGTAAAGGCAGTGGAATCAACCCTAAAGTTGTAGCAAAAACAATTGGTGCTCCTGGAGTTGTTTATGTATCTGATATTGCAATCAGTGAAGCCATGGCTCCAGTTATGCCTATTAAAATTGACGATAAAATCGTCGCGTTGAAACAAGAGTTTGAAGGAGCAATCGACAAAATTGCAGGGATTACGAACTCATTCGTTGGTCAAATCGGTACCGCAGGTAACACTGCACAAGGTTCACAACTCGCTATTGAACGGGCGAAAATTATCGAAACATTGGTTTTAACCAATGTTACGCGCTTTGTTGAAACTTTAACTCAAATATTTGTGGATTATTTAACTACGGCGTACGCTGGGGAACTGGTTACCAGTCGCAGCGAAAACAAGACCACAGGCGACCCAGAGTTTCAAACTCGGATGATGCCTGAAAACGCAGGTAAAGTGGACTTTTCATTCTTTATTGATTTGAATAAGAAGACACCATACGCCAAAGACCGCGAAAAACAAATGTTGTTGGAACTGTACCAAATGGAAAGACAGTATGATGCTCCTGTCAAACTTATTAATGAGTTGGACATTCTGGACAAATATGACTTGTCTAACCAAGCCGAGTTGGAAGAACGTTACCGTACGTTGAGCCAGCAAACGGCTGAGATGAAAGCACAGACGATTATCAATCTTACCGAAGCCGCGCATCAATATGGTGCTCCGCCAGAAATGGTTCAAGCAGCCATTATGGAAATTGTTGAAGGTGCTAAGGAAACCCCTGCACTGGATGAATTGATGGCTATGATTGAAGGTATGTCGGAAGAAATGGACAAGGCTAAAGCCGATTCTGAACAGGATTTGATTGCGCAAGGTTTAGACCCTGCTATGGTAGATGCCGCCAAACAACAAATGGCACAGCAAGGAAATACACCTACACCACAGGATTTAGGGCTTGTGTAAAATTGCACTTGTCAAACAAGTGAGTGTAGTGTATAATAAAGATGATGTAAGGTAGCACCTTACAATCCCAAACTATCGTCGCACCGTAGCGACACAAAATAATTACGCGTAGGAGGTAAAATGGGAGAAAAGACGTACGCTTCAGTCGCAGAAATTGATGCGGCTTTAGAAGCAGAGTTCGCGAAAGTGAACGAAATGGAAGTTGAAGACGACGAAGAAGAAGAATTCGACGACGAAGAGGAAGAAGAATTTGAAGGATTCGGTGACGACGAAGAGGAAGAAACCGAAGACGACGAAGAAGAGGAAGAAGAGAAGCCCACTGCTAAGAAGCCAAGTAAAGCCGAAAAAGAGGAGTTTACTTTCGCACAACTTAGACAGCAAGCAAAACTCGCTGAACAGAAAGCCGCGGAAGAGCAGGCGTTCATGCGTAAACTGGCTAAGGCTTCAGGCTATGGAGATGATGTCGCTAAGTATAGGAAAGACTTGGAAGCAAGATTGATTGAACAAGAGGCTTCTCAGCACGGCGTAACCCCAGAGGTGTACAAAGAATTGTCTGAAGCAAAAGCCAAACTGCAATCATTCCAACAGGAACGAGAGGAGGAGCAACGAATTGCTAAATCCCAAGCGTTCTTGAAGACCATCAATAAAGTTCTAAAAGAATATGATGTTGACCAAAAAGCAATGAGTAAAGAATTGTTCGATACTCTCGAAAAGTCTGGTTATACAATTGACGCTTTGCTCTCCGTACCAAACCCAGAATTTCTGATTCGAGGCGCGTTGTATGATAAACTTTCTAAAGCACAGGTCAAACAATCTCGAATTAGAGATGGTCTGGATACAAGAAAAATCAAGTCTTCAAGTGGCGGTGTCAAAACCATGGAAGAAATGATTGAACAAGAAATGGTGGAGTACGCCAAAGCCAGAGGGCTAAAGTACTCTAAATAAGGAGCGTGATTTACTATGGCAGTTGGAGTAAATAAATTAGCAGTAGTTCAAACGAACGAAATTTCCAGACGGGAGTATTGGGAAGCCAGATTGCTTCGCATGATTGTTCTGGAACAATCCAACTTTGTATTCTCAAACCTGGGTATCGAAAAAGATATTCCAGCAAATGAAGGTACGACAACCTTCTCCATGCGTAGAAACAACCACTTACCAGTTGGCAACCACCAGTTGGTAGAAGGCGTTGCACCTACGGCATTAAAAGTCGAATCGCAAAAAGTCCAAGGCACCGTTAACGAATTCGGTGCAATGATTAGCATTACGAACTGGGTAGATGATATTCACATGGCTGATGTCTTCCGTGAGTACCAACCTGAACTGGCTCGTCATGCTGCTGAAGTTAAAGAACGTAATATTCTGGCTTCCTTTACGGATGCTTCTGAGTATTTCTGTGATGCTGCTGGTGCAGTAAATACCGATATTGATGACATCACTGCGGTAGATGTACTGACCATCAAAGATGCTCGTTTGGTCTGGTTGACTATGAAAAACTACCGTCGGAAAGGTCATGCTAAATACGGTGGCAAACCTGTATTGATTGTTCATCCGAACGTCATGCAAGATTTACTCGACGACGATACTTTGGAAAAGAAACTGTTGGTGCCTGGCAACGAAAACCAAGTAATCAAAATTGGTACACTTGATATGTATATGGCTTATGGCGTGTACTTCCAAGAAACTATGATTGCTGAAGTTGAAGCAAACCTAGGTGGTGTAAATGTTTATACTTCTTACATGTTGGGGGAAGACCCGTACATTGTCTTGAAATTAAAATCCATTAAGTGGTTCTCGAAAGGCTTCACTGCTGACAGCGGTGACCCGTTAGGTCAGAACGCTCACATGGGCTATCGTTTCTGGACTGGCGCAAAGATTATCGACCCAATCGCAATCACGAAAATTTATAGTGCTTCGGCTTATGATGTCGCTTTGGCAGACATTGATGCTGACGACTTCTCTCGTGCTGCTTCCCAAGTTTAATGATAACTAACAAGGAGGATAACTGATGGCAACAAAAGTTAAAAAAGCCGTATTAGCCGACGGGGATGATGTATCCAACGTATTGGCTGCAAAACGCGAATCCGATATGACATATATGAGTTCGTACACAAAGAATGTTCTGCGTAAGTTCAAAAATGAACCTACTATGAAAATCGTTGGGTCGAAAGCGTATGCTAATTACTTCGGTTCTGTGTACACGGCTTTGTTTGATACCGTGCCAGTAACGATTCGATTTGACGGTACAGAACAGGTTTTCCCAGAGTCTGTTGCAAAATGGCTTCTTAAGAAAATTGTGCGTGTTACCGAGTCGAATATTCCTGTCAGTCGTAGTGACAGATTAAGTGAATAAAGAAAGAACCCGAAAGGGTTCTTTTTATTTGTTAAATATGCTATAATACATGTGAGGTGATGCTATGAAACTCAGCGATTTAATAGCCGTATCAGATTCGTACACTGATGAAGTGCTAAGCACAACAAGTGCAATTTTGTACGCAAACGAAGTAATTGCTAAAATAAACACAAAGTTGCGGGTAAGTCTTTCCTATTTTGTGGATGCAACGACGGATTATACCGACTTAGATGAAGGGTGGCTGCGTAGGCTGCTTGTACCTTGGTTGAATTATTCTGTTAAGATGAACGACTCTTCACTGAATGAAGCCGAACGTTGGAAGATTGAGTTTTTAGAAGCCATGGCGGAATTCTCTGGTGAGTATTTAGAAACCTTAGATGAAACACTATTGACAGGGGACATGCCTGGTGTATATCAAATGGACACATCAGATGCTATTCCCACTGCTTGGTTCAACCGTAGAGGAAGTGGGGGATTATAATGGCGATTCAACCCATTCGTGGTAACCCTGAACAAAAACAAATAGACCTTACGACAGGGTTTCGTTACGGTATGAATATCACATATTCAGACGACCTTTTGCAACCCAACGTTTTGAGGCAAGCCACCAATTTTGATATTGAAAGTGTAGGGGAACTAACCGCACGTAAAGGATTTGGGGTAAACACTGCTCTAACAGAATTGCTTTACCCAGGAGGAAACTATGTCAACACGGAGGTCAACTTATCAACCCAGAAGGAGGTCTTCTTCACGCTACTTCAAAACGATAATTCGGTTTGGCGTAGATTGGCTGAATCTCCATCCTTGGCAGATTATTTATTTTTATATGATGGGACAACCCTCAGATACTTCCGATTACTTGTCGTAAAAGCAACACAAGATTTATACTGGGAGGACGTTACGATAGTTGTTCAAGCGGTTCCTTCGACTACAATCCGAAAAGGAACGATTTCTGCTGCGAATTTCGACTATAATCGAAAGTTATTCAACTGGGGGTGTGTCGATAAGTATGGTCGTCTTTATTTTACCAACAACGATAAGGGCTTGTTGATTTACGATTCTGAGGAGGAAACAGACCCATGGATTTATGTAGGCGCTTTTACTGATAAAGCCAATGAAGCCTACCTACCTAATGCAGTAGAAGTTAGACGTATTGGGTTTAATGTATTAGGGGATGACCCTCTTTCTTGGCTTTATGAAAGTGAGTTAACAACAGAGAGTATTCAAGGGTTGTACTTAACGACATCTGATAGGAAACCCATTCAGGTAATACCTCCTGGCGAAACCTTCCAAGTAAACATCTTGTACACGGGGGACACCTATGATTTCGTATTAGTCTTTAGAGAATATGATGCAGAAATTGAAATTTCTTATGTAAAGAATACAACATATTCTGTAAATGGCTCTTTAGCCGTTTATGACGTAACACTTAAAACCCAACCAACGGATGAAATTGAAATCCAAATTGATTTCGATAGTGTAACTGTTGTATTAGATTCTTATTATGATTACTTCCCAACAGGTCAAGTGCCTGCCAGCGCGGAAGTTGTTTCTAAATTGAATGTAGGTCAATTCAAAATTATGGAAGTTTATGACCGTATGTTGTACTACAAAGGTAATGTAATTTGGTTTAGTGAAGTGGATGTTTATGATTACATTCCTAACTTTAATTACGTTATTGTTCCCTTGGATAAGACAGATGAAATCGTACGTATTGCTTTCTTTAGGGACAGTTACCTGTTGTTTACGAAACGTAAGATTTATAAACTGACTGGCGACTTTGAATCAAGTAACTTCAGATTGGAATTGGTTAATAATAATATTGGGACAATCTCACCTAACACGGTTAATGTTCTCAATAATGAGATGTATTTTGTCAGTACTCTGGGGTTGCGTTCGTTAAAAACAGACACATTCAAAGCCAATTTTGAAAATATACGTGAGTTCGACGAATCAATACGTCCGCTCATTGTCCCTTCAGAAGACATGTACGCGATTGTATATAAAGACCAATATCTGTTGTTTGCTAATCAACGTGGAACGTACAAGACAGTGACATGTAATTACCGTGATTATCAGACTCCAGACCAAATAAGGTTTTATTACAAACAAGGCGCATTTGTTACAGATGTTTATGCGCCAACTACTTACCCAGATTTCATCTTTGTGGAAACAGGCGATATGTATTCATTCCGTTCTGATGGGTTGTACCGTTATGGAGATGCCTTTACAGACTTTGGAGAAGAGTATGAATTATATGTTGAAACAATTGGTATGAACTTCGGGTACCCAACACATGAAAAGAAAATTAAACACGTCTTATTAAAATGTGGCGGTGGTGAAGTGCAATTTCCTATCGTATTGCAGGTGGCTGCGGATGGACAATTAGCCTCTTCCAGTCTTATGGTTCCAACAGGGATTGATGAATCAGGTAATATTATTTATTCAGACATGAGTCCTGTTGTCGGGTCTTCATTACCAAAACTTAACCTGTTTGGTGATGGTTTGAAAAAGTTTCATACTAAGAAATTCAGAACCTCTGCGCGTGGTAAAAATATATCCATTAGAGTGATTGCCAAACCAAGTGATATGCTGAGTCTGAGTTCAATCGGTATGATATTCAAACTTGGGAAAGTGAGGGAGTAATATGTCCAGAATTAAATTAAGTCCTATTGCTAACCAAGATGAAGTTTTTAACCCACCGCGTGGTGCTAATAGCAACCGCAGAATTCTTAAAAATCAAGTACGCGTAAACGGTGAGTTAGTTAATTTAGAGAGTTCAATTGTGCAAACAAACACAAATATCACAACTTCAATTACTCAGTATGATACTAATACCGTTCAACCTGCGATTGCCGGCAGGGAACCAGTGGTTTATAAACAGGCTACGGCACCTGAACACTTGGAAGGTAGGTTGTGGATGGACACAAGTACTACCCCAAACATTATAAAACGTTCAACTTCAAATACTTGGGTTCTTGCAAGTTTTACTCAGAGCCAAATTGAGTCAACAGCGTCCTCAGTTTCATCCAGCGTAGTTTCTTCTTACGCTTATTCTAAAGGGGAAGTGGACACCACATTGACAGGTTACTCTCAGATTTCACAAACCAGTGCGGCTATTACGTTAGCGATTGGCACGGTCAGGGAATCCACAGGAAATTACGTACCTTATACTCAAGATGACTTTGAACAAGGTACATTAAGTCTAAGTACGGGGGCTACCTCCAGTTCTTCCAATGTACTAAGAACAAAAAACTTTACAAGCATACCCGCGAGTACCGATATGTTATTAGAGTGTTCTGGTGGGTTGATTGACCCCGCTAACGTCTATGTGTTATATTATACATCCGCAGATGCGTTCATATCGTATCATCAATTTACAGCAGGCTATCGTAAAGTAACCACTCCTGCGACGGCGGCTAAATTCAAAATTCGTATTCAGAAAACCCCTTTGACTTCTTTCCCAATTACAGAAATGCCTAACCATAAAGTAAGCATTACTCAAATCAATAAGTTTCTCAAAGGAGCACGTTATACTTTTGATGATACTACCTTTTCTATCACAAACAATTTAGGAACCGTAGTATTCACAGCAGATGTTGACGGTAACTTAGATATTACAGGAAAGATAACTGCGGATTCAGGTTTAATTGGGGGTTTTACTATTGGTACAACAAAATTAACCGCGGGTACAACTAATGCAACAGCCGTTGGTGTACAGTCTGGGGAAACGGTTGCGTTCTTTGCTGGTCATTTAACTCCAGGCTCGGCTCCATTTAGAGTTACACGTGCGGGTGCATTAACAGCAACCAATGCCACATTAACTGGGGGGACAATTGCAGGTTGGACACTAAGTTCCACTGCAATAACAAGAGGTACAACCAGTTTATCTGCAAGTTCGACTAATGGCACTCTCACTTTGAACGGAACAACTATTGATTCTTCAACCAGCGGCGTGTTGGAACTTACAGGCTCACTAACAGTTTCAAGTTCTATTACAAGCCAACAAGTTAACTCTTATTCTGTTTTACCACGTACTGCGGACACTTATACGCTGGGTACTTCCAGTTTTAAGTGGTTGAATATTTATACTAACGCATTAAACCTTGTATTTAGTGGAACAACTTATCAGATAACAAGAGATGCAAATGGATTCTTGAAAGCAGTGTAGTTTTATGATATAATATTTGCGTGGTACGGAATATAGAGAGGGTGATTTTATGGATGTAAATACGTTTACTGGAATGTTCTATGCGACACTATCGGGTGCAGTAGGTCTTATAGTCATCCTCGTTACATTTACTGTGAAGGTAAATACTTTGATGGTAAGGCAGACGATTATTTTGGAAGAGTTGGTAAAGACTCACGCACGGGATGAAGAAAGAAATCAAAAAGACCACGCTGAATTCAGAGGATTACTTAAAGAACACGCTGATAGGTTAAATGATACGGAAAACTTTTGTAAATATTATCACAGGGATAAGCCCCGAATTGAATAGGGGCTTTTATTATGCACGTATGTATGCTATAATATCTTTAGTATGAAAGAGGTGATTTTATGGCAACAAGAGATAGAGCAAAGCCTTACCCAACAGCAGTAGATGACTATGCTTCTACATCATATTCAAACCCAACAACGAGCGCTCCTCAAAAGAGTGAATATCAGATTTGGCTCGAAAACACATTAAATCAATATGCTAATATGCCTATGCCTGGTGGCGGAGGCAGTGCATCTAATTACTATGGTCAAGCGCAGAACATGTTAGGCGGTTTAGATACGTCTGGTTTTAATGCGTTACGCGACAGTTATAATCAGATGTACCAAACAAGTCAGCAAGGTCTGGACTCCAGTTATAGTAACTTGATAGGTCAGTTAGACCGCCAACTTAAGGAAGGCAAACAACAGTTTGGTGCAGCGCGTGGAACTATCATGGAAGATTCTTTTGGAAGAAACCGTGACGCGTACCGCAACTTAGCCTCCAGAGGTTTAGGTGCCAGTGGTCTTCAGCAATTAGCAGGTGTTCAAAACCGCATGGAAACAGGTAAGCAAGTAAGTAATGTTGCTGGTCAGTTTTATGATGCGTCGGCTAAGATTGGTGAAGCCAAAACGCAAGGCACTGAACAACACGCACTTCAATCCCAAGGACTTAGCAATCAGTTAGGTTCACAACTTGCAGGTTTGAACCAGCAAGAAATTGAATACAAAAATGCGTACCAGCAACAGGTAGCACAACTCGCTATGCAAATGCAGCAGCAGGCACAACAAGCGGCTTTGGCGCAGTGGCAAGCACGTCAAGCACAAATGGAAATGCAGATGAGTCTTGGTGGTGAACTTGCTAAACTTAAAGATGGAACACAAGGTCAGGAAAGCATGAAATATGATATTGCGAGCAGCGATATGCCTGATGTTGCTAAGTTGGCGAAGTGGATGGACACTTTTAACGTGGACGAAGCCACTGCACGTGCACAAATAAAAGAATATGGTTCTAAAGTCGAAGGCGGATTAAAAGAACAAGCCTTATCAACCTTAGACCCAAGATGGAGTCGTATGACAACCAGAGAAGATATGAATTCGGCTGTTGAGCAGTTGAGAAATTTTTATCAAAGTGGGGGTATGGAAATTGATGATGTTCTTTCCTATATGAGTAAACAGATTAAGTATATAAGTGATAAGAACTTATCAGGTATAGACTTCAAAAAACCTTCAAACGCTAATGAACGGGTAACAGTTGATGCTATGAACAAACTTTCTGGGGCAGGAAGAGATAGAGCCTACGCGGCTTACTTCTTAGTTCAAAAAGGGGTTATTTCAAAAGCACAGTTTAAGGAATTAACTGGAATTAAAATCAGAGATACTATCTTTGGTTAGGGGTGAAATATGAGTAATAAAATTAAAACTCTGCAAAGCCTTTTAGAAGAAATAAGTTATAAAGGACTCCGTGAGGCGCAACAGTTGGAGGCTACAAAAGCACAACAACAGCAACCCAACATGGATGAACTTTACGCTGCACAAAAAACACAAAACTTGACAGAAGCAGAGCAATCTGTGCAGAGTCAAATTGATAATACGCGTGCCAAACTGGAGTCAGTCGGTGCAAACCCTGACCAACAAACCGATACGCGAAATCCGTTAGAAAAAATGTTGAACTTACGTCAAGACCAGAATTTAATCTTTGATATTTTTGAACTAATAAACAGACCACAACAAGCAATATTTA